AGATATTGAAAATCGGATAATTTTAAATCTACAACCTTTAAATCTTTTGGTTCTACAACACAATTTTGTATTAAATTAGCAATACTAATAAGACCACCATTACCTGCTAATCTTGTTTTTTCATCTAATGTAGTCATTGCTCTAAGTGTTACAGTTGACGGAAAATTATCACCATAAATTTTACCTAAACTTGGTAACTCATGCGTTTCTTTAATTGGTACATTTTTAGCCATAAAAAGTTTCCTCCATTAAAATATTATAGTTAATCTAATTATATTAACACATATATTATATCATAAAATATACAATAAATCAAGTGTTTTACAATAAAAATTTTTACGTTTTTATTAAAAATGGCTAATAAGTATTTACCTATTAGCCATTTATTTTTATTATTTATTTCTTGCTAATGGTATCGCATTATCAAAAGTTATATCCATTGTCAAAGTACGAACACTATTACCAGACTGGTCAAAACTACCTAAACTAATACTTGTAGGGAAACAACCATTTAATTGCCACTGTCTCGCTGTTCTACCTTGAGGGTCATATTCTATAAGATAAGCTACTTTCTTATAATCTACCGCATTTCCTATCTCTTGTGTTTCAGGATTATAAACAGTATTCATCCAAGCCATTAACAATCTTTCTACGTCTAAACCTATATAGTCATTTATAGTTAAGTTAGAAGATTGAAACGATGGTTTACCTGCAAAGTGTATTAAGTTATTAGCATAGTTAATATCAATAGGACTTATAGACAATGTAGGCGCACTATATGAAGCTACTGATAAAGTAATTAATTCACTTATATTAGCAGGTACTTTTTTACCGCCTACCATTATTAAATTTTGTAAACCTGAAATTTGAAACTCAAAGTTATTAGTACGCTGTGGCTCAAAATCTGTATTTTTAACCATGTGATATGTACCAAGCTGTATAGGTTCTGAACCTCTACGAACTAATTCATTTGTTTGCATACCTAAAATCTTACTATAATTAGTTGCCATACAATATCACCCCTTATTATATAATATTTTCTTCGCTTTCTACCATATTTGCTACGGAAGAAGACATTAACTCAAAACCAATAATAAATTTCTCTGCTGCTCTCGCAATAGAAACCCTTACAGTACCACGAATAATATTATTATTAATATCCGCATCACTTGTAGTTGTTTCATCCATAATAATTTCGTAAGAATTTAAACCACGTTCTGCTTTCATTTGTGCTAGGAATGGGTCTAATCTACCTCTGAACTCATTCCATGTTCTAATATTATTCTGCTCAAATGTTAATGCAATAGATACTGTGTTAATAGCTCTTTTTATTTCATTAGCTGTTAATCTAACACCCAACTCTTGTAAAGCACTTCTTAACCCCTCGTCATTATTAACAATATAATATAATGTTTTCTGACCATATATTACATATCCATACTGTCGTAATTTCATAATAGGATTAACACACTGTGAACCGTCTGTGTTTTGCCATTCATCTAATAATGCACTATTAATTTCATATTGAGGTCTAATAATATTAGATACAGTAGCACGATTAACTCCAGCAGGAGGATTCCACAAAGGATTACCAGAACCCAATGATTTAGCTAACGTGTATAAAAATACAAATGAAGGAGGCATCCAAAGACTATCATTTGTATCAGTTTTCATAAATACCCACGGTGCATAACCAGTAGCATAAGATGAATTAAAATTCTCATAATATGACTTTATATCACTTGATGGAATAGATAAGTTAGGGTCTATAATAGCAACACAATCTTGTCTGCTTTCTGCCAATGAAATCATAGCTTTAGCAATAGGATATGTATTAGTGCCATCATACTCGTCAATAAAACCACCAGATGTAATAAATTTAAAATCATACAAATATTTATCTGATAACTTACTATATATACTTGATATATTACTTAAAACTGTATCATTATCTGCATCATTACCGCCAGTAAATTTAACTAAATCACTAATATTTGTTAGATAACTCAATGCAGTAACAAGATTATTATTAGTATTATCAAATACTACATATACATAATCGCCTTCTACTATAGGTGCTACACCGTTTACTATACCACCACAACTACTTACTATCCTTTCTGCTACAAGTAAAGAATAATTCGCACTTGTAACAGGTATATCACTAATATCAGCTAATTTAATTGTTTCTAATAATGTAGATACAGTAATTTTATTTATAACATTTAATGTGTATATTTTTAACAACACGGACACATTAGTTATACTTAATGTATAAGCATAGGTATTACCATAACTACCGCCAAATTTATCTTTTATATTTGCTACAATTTGTTCACTTGATGTACTGTTTTCAACATCGTTATGACCGTCTATATATGTAGAAACAGGATTATCACCATCACTGCCACTTTCTACCCAAGCGTCATACTGTGCTTTTTGTTCATCGGTTACAGTGTTAGTTACATCTACATTATCAAGTGTGTATATTCTACTGACAAAAGTATTAATTATATTAACCTTTATATCAGCATTAGCATTAGTTAACAATGAATTACCTAAACCATCTGTACCAAGTCTATAATACAAAACTGACATACCTGCTAATAATAAATTAGCCGCATAATGCCAAGAAGTACCATATGAACCTGAATTAGTTACTGGTGATTGCCTACCAAAAGTATTTATAAAATCTATATATGATGTACATAAAACAGGTACATCAGTAGGTCCAGTTATAGCAACACCTGGTATTAAAACAATGTTATCATCTTCACTAACTACATTTCTATATATAGTATTATCTGTTTCATTTATTTTAACATATGGCATTTATTATCAACTCACTTTCATGTTTATTTGCTTTTACGTCTTTTGGGTTTTGCAATAGCATTTACTTCATTAGATATTTTAGCATCAATAAAAGTTTCATTAGGTGTAATATTTTCTACAGGTGTAATATTTTCTACCTTTTCTTCTTTTTTATCATCTAAACTAATTGCTATAATACTACCACTATTTATTTTATTTCGTATTTCTTCATCATTTATACTTGTATCTAATTCAATAACACCGAATGGTGGAATTTTTTCACCATGTACATAATTAGATACATTTAATCTATTTCTTATTTTTAACATATACCCACCTACTTTATTATAACAATTCAGGCTATTTTATGTAGAATGTATAATTAATTTCCTACATTATTATTTACATCTATACCACTTAATTCTTTTAAACTACCATCTTTATATTCATATAAAATTTCATCACCTGCCACAACTTCAAAATCTAACACAATATCCATAATATTAGACCTTGAAGCTTTCCACAAGTAAGCGTCATTTGTATATAAATTTAATGTTTGTCTAAAATACTCACCACGAGTACCATGTGAAGTAACATCTGAATTATCGTCAATATTACTACTTACAAATATATTAAAATCATGCTTAAAATTTAATGTATATGGTATATCTACTTGTAATGTCGGGTGTGTATAAAAATAAAATAATAATTCTCTAACTATATTATCATTAGATAATCTTTCCTTAGTCCACACATCTAACATATAATTAATTTGTATTGGTATTGCTTGTACTCTTGTAAAATATTTATCTTCTCTGTTTAATTTTGCTAATGTACCAGTTTTCATTAATGCAAAAGGAACATTATCTAATATATTCACGCCTGTTCTCATTATACTAATCATGGGTAATTGTATATTATCTTTATCTACGGCAGCAATATTAGAAAAAACATTTTCAGTAGGATGTATAAATATTCTATTGTCCTTGGTTATTTCTCTTAATTTCTCTACAATAGCTTTATCATATAATGAAAAACTCATATATCTTCCTCCATATTACGCCTAAATATTATATATTTCGCCCACATATTATTTATAACATATTGTGTATATTTATTAAAATGTTTAGATATAAATAATGTCGGATTACTATTAAAATCACCCTTATCTATAAATCTAACTACTTGCTCTAACATATTTTTAGAATTTAAAAATTTTATATTTTTAAACTTTATAATATAATTACCTTTTCCACAATTTTCACAAATAATATTATTAACAATAAAATCTAATACTTTATCCATATCTAAATGTTTAGGCTTACTATTCCATTTTATAAAATCTGCATTTAATACATTTATAGAGTTATTTTGCAATTTTATCATATTTGTGTTTTCTAATATTTCATTTTTAATATCATTTAACAAATAATCTAAAAAGTCAATTTTTATACCATCTTCAAACCTGTTTTTTATAAATAACTTAAACACAATACACATATATTACTCACCATCAATATTAATATATGAATAAGATTCATTTTCTATAACATTGCCATATGCCTTTTTATCTGGTTGGTCTTCTATTTTTAAATAATTATAATTAGATTTATTATAATTATTATCTACATCATCAGATTCAAATATTGGTACAACTGTACAAGTCCAACAATCAGGGTAAACTAATGTTGTAGTAACACTTGTAACTTTAAATTTATTGTATCTTGTTTTTAATGGTTCATCAGGAGATACAGTTATAACACAATCTAATCCTATATTTTCAGCGTCATACGGTAATAATGCTATATATGGTTTATCATCACCAAATTCAGACACCCAACCAATAGCTTTTAATGTTTTAGGTTTAGGATTTTCTTCAAATACAATATCCATTCTTGTAGGTTCAGACAATTTTAATATAGATTCTGAATATAAAGATTGTTTAAACTTTATAGGGTATTGGTAAGAAACTCTTATACCTCTTAATTTAGCCATTTCTTTGAAAAAGCCTCTAAAAACAACAGCATCATCTTTATGCAATAAAGCCATATACTTACCCCCTTTTACACATTAAGGGCATGAAATAATCCATGCCCTTAATATTAGCTATTAACCACGATTTCTACGTCTTGCTATTCTATTTCTACTTTCTGTCTTATACTTTCTAATGTTAAGACTTTCGTTATATTCCCTTTCAACATCGTCTAAATCTTCATCAGGAATATAATTATCGACATTTACTATTATATCAGTATCGTCATAATCAGTATCATAATCAATATCATCTACATTATCATTTGTATCAACAATTAAAGGTAAAAACATATTAACAATATCAACATCATAATTATCAACCATACTATTATCTATTCTATTAATAATATCTTCAATTTGTCCGATATGTATATTTAAAGTATCATCATTTCTCATAAATTCAATTAATTTATAACAATTTTCTGATAACTCAGTTGTATTTATTGTATTATCTATTTCAGAATTTTCAATACTTTCTCTGATGTATTTACCACGTCTACGTCTATAACTTTCATCAAATCCATCAAATGCAGCCATACCATTATTAATACTTTTCCTTAATAAACTTGTGTAATTTTCTGCCATACTAAAAGTAAATTCGTTAAGATTACTACCTGTAACTCTATTTAAAATAGAACTAAACTGCTTACGCATTTCAACATCATAGCCTTTATTTACAACTTTACCACCATTTTGACTATCATTTAATAGTTCTGCTGGTGCAATAGAACACAATACTTGAAGTGCAATAATATTAAGAGCAGTTCTATTATTATAAACTTTTTGTGTATCAAACTTTCTTACAGCATTAATAATATGTTTACATAAAAACGGCTCTTCTGTAGACGCACTCACGGGAGATAAATCAGTATTATTATAATATGTTTCATAATCACCATTACTAATTGGATTAAAACCACTATCCCAGTGTATAGAACTATCGGGACAATTACAACTAACGGTGCAATGACATGAACTCCAAGCTTCTTTCAAAGCATTTCTTACAGCAACAGTGCCTACTAATTTATCCCTTCTATTTTTATTCTCTTCAACGATTGTTTTTGCTAATAAAGACCAAAATTTGTCTAAGGTTACAAGAACCTGGTATCTACTTTTTTCACTCTTGACAAACAGTGTAAATTCGAGTTTATCACTATTTATAGTAGATTTTGTCATTAAAGCGTCTGTTATATCTATCTGTTCCTTAGAAGCGTTTGCACTTCTTTTAATACCATACTGTCTCAATAAATTTTTTGCATTACTCGCTTCAAAAACATCTTCTTTAATATATTTACGTTTTACATTTTCTCTAAGTCTAACTTTTCTATCTATCATATTAATTACCACCTTTAATGTTTATTATTACGTCTATTAACAAATATAAATTCACTCTTATCTAAATTATATTTATCTAATATTTCATAATAGTTATTTTCTATATACTTTAACACTTGTGTAACTACACTACGCCTTAACAATTCTTTATTTGTTGTTAATGCTAATAAATGTTTACATTGACAACCTATATTATTGTCAGGATTAGTTATTTTAGGTTTTCTTGTTTCTCTACTACCAATAACACTATTTGTTGACGTTGCATAATATCTTAATCTATAACTAAAATCTCGACAATCACAACTATAATACAAAGGAGTATATTTATTAAATGTTCTTGATATAGCTTTTCTCACTGTATCTCTTGTAACTAAATGCTCTTCATCACGTTCTACAATATCAATTAAATTTTTTAATATCCCCTTAAAAGCAATATTAATAGTATGCCATTCACCACTACCACTACTTCTATCACAAGCCTGTGCTGTAATTTGTAAATAATCGTCTTCTACAAACCATCTATTTAAAGTTGCTTTATTTCTATAAGATGGTTCTTGTATTTTAACTGCTATACGCTTTGCTTTCTTTTTTCTGTTAGGTTCAGCACTTTTTAAAATATCACTTCTTTGTGTTGCTTCAAGTTGTATCATAATTACCACTACTTTTACATAATAAAATATGGTTAGTCAACATGATAAAACTAATATATAGTTTTTACATGATAACTAACCATATAAATGCTTAAATCATGTTAATTCAATTTTAAATAAAAGATTAACCACGTCTGCGACTTTCCTTAATTAAAGAACCGTAAACATTATATGTCTTATTTTCAAGAGTGGTTTCATAGTTATACTTTAAACCCTCACAACGTATAATACCATTTCTCATAGAAGCAGTAAATACGAATGGCTTTCTCTTTTGTGTGCTTTCAATCTGAAAAGCTTCTCTTTCAGTAGCAGAGAATTTAAATTCACCAGTAGTAGGTACAAAGTTTTCAGATACAAGTCTAACTCTCTTACTATTACCAGAACGGAAAGATAATTTACACTCTAATGTAAGTTTATTGCCACTTTTCTTAGCATCAACAATATAGAAATTTGTAGCATTATTATAGTTTTCTGTAACAAATCTCTTTAAAAATGGATTAAATGTAGACTCATCTAACATAATACTACGACCCGTAGTATTTCTACTTTCAACTCTACTATTATCAGTTCTTCTAACTCTGTTTCTATCAATTTCACGATTCATAATTTTACGCTCCTTAGTAATATTTTTTCTAATTCTTTTATAGGATTCTTCTGCTGTAGTTTCATCTTCATTTTCATCTTCACTGTTAGTTTCAGTTTCTACACCATCTTCGGTTTCAGCTTCAGTTTCGGTTTCATCAATTATATCACTGTCATCAGTATTGGTATCTTCAGCATCCTCTGTATTTTCTGTTTCTTCAGTTTCATCTACATTTGGTGCAATTTTACCAACTACTTCTAAGCAACTTTCTTGATTATCGTCATCAACATTAACCTGTCCGCACTCAGGACAAGGTTCACCATCACCTAATGCTTCTTTCGATAAAACAACCTTACCACAAGCCTTACAGTGTAAAACAAAACAGTCTAAAAAGTCATCAACATCTAATTCAGCAGCTTCTTTGTCAGATATATCACCAGGTGATACAACAGTAACTAATAATTCTTCATCTTCGTCACTTGTAGCATCTTCATCATCAGTTTCACTATCTGTGTCAAAAAGAATTGAAGTATCGTCATCTGCCATATCCTCAACAGCTTTATCATCTGCTAAATCAGCTTTATCTATTTTAATATCATCATTCACTTCGTCTTCAAATAAGTTTGACTTACTTTCTACTATTTTTTTACTTGTTTTATTATGCTGTTCATTAAAACAAGCATTTAAAACGCTCTCAAACATACTTGCCATAGTATATATCCCTCTTTCATATACTTATTTATATAATATTTATCTATTATAACAATTCGGGCATAAAAATCTTTATTCAATGAAATTTTTAGTATTTTAATCCATAGGAAATACTATATCAGAATTAGCGTGTAAATATTCTCTTATAGCTGTTAATTCAGCTTGTGATTCAGACAATAAAGTATCAGCATCCAAATTATAAGCAGCAGAATTAAGTGTATATTTACCTCTCACTCTACCCAAAACTTCCTTAGTCATAGCAACCGCTAATCGTTTTAAAATATTTTGCCAGTGCGGTTCTATAATTTCCTCAACACTTTTATATTCCATTGTATACGCTATTGTTACTGTAGTCGGTAACGCTTGTTGTGCATACAAATAAAGTTTTTCATTTCTTTTATCATAATAAAAATCCATATCAGTAGCAAGAGCATTTTTATTTTGCTGTGCTAACAAGGCTCTTGCATAATCTGTTAATGTGTATGTATTTAATGCACTTTGTCTTGAATAGATATACATAACGTCCTGAAATCCACCAGGTCCACTATTATTATGACCTCTCATAACATATATGATATTAGCAACTTGCTTATCGGTTAAATCTATAACCTGTGAGTAAGGTAATGTCATAGTTTCTACATCTGTTATGTAATTTTTTAATTCATTAAAAGCCATTTCTACAATTCTCGGTATGTCTTCTTCTATTTCTACTGTAACAACAGATGAACCTAATTGAAGTAAAACATCATCAACATAATCTTTTAATGATAACCCTACTTTCATTTTGTTCACCCCTTAAAACTATATAATTATAACACAATTTTATTTATATGTCAATATAATTTTTATATATTTTTCACAAAATTATAGTTTAACAATATAAATATTTATCTGAACAGTAATATTTATTACTGATAAAAAATTAATACGGTCAAATAACATATAAACTATCATATGTACCTATTGTAACTTCATTTACCCTATTAAATAGCTGTAAAATCCACTTACTGTACACATTTCATATATGGACTATTTATAATTAATAGCCATTAATATTATCCTCAAATAGTATTAAATTTATTAATTAATATAATCATTATACAATTAACTAAAAATGACCGTTTTTATTTTATATATTACTCTATGATAAAAGTCTATATGTTATGTATTTATATTAATCTTCTTCTGTATCTTCTATTTTCTTTTTACGTCCTCTTTTTGGTTTTTCAGTTTCTATAACATTTTGAACGTCTTCAATAATTTCTCTATTTTCTTCTTGTATATCATCTGTACTATCAGTAATACCTGTTGTTATAATAGGCTCAATTACTTTATCCTCTTGTACATTATCTACATTATTATCATTTTCTATAATAACTGTATCTTTTGTAGGTTCATCATTTTCAACAATATTATTATCATTTGTTACATTTGTACTACTCAATACTGGTACTTCATTTACATACTTAACTTTTAAACCTCTACAAGTCATAGATTTATACAATTTATTATATTTTAAATCATATTTACCTATACAAATAGTATTACCACTTGCTAAATCTATAATTGTATTAAATTCAGTACACTCTACCTTAATAGTATTACCTGTATCATTTGTAACCATTACATACTTTCGATTATCCATTTTATCATACCTCCCATAATAAAATTTTAATTAAATACTTCGTCTGTATTATCTCTTATAACAAAACTTTCTGTCATACCATTATTTACTTCTTTCGATTGATTATGACCAACCCATTCGTCATATTCAACTTTTGTAAACCCTCTCAAATAATATGTTTCTAGTTCTTTTATAACATTTCCTCTACTTTGTGTAGATTTTAACACAAAATCAGCACTACCTAAAGCATAGTAATCTGTGCAAAATATTTTTTTATCAAAATCTATACCAATCTTATCAGCATAACCTCTATACTGACTATTTCCTGAACCAAATACAATTCTCATAATATCACCTATCCTTATTAATAATATGGACTATTAAGTATTTCTTTATAAAGTCCTAATCTATTTTGTCTTAATTGTTCACACTCGGTATGATAGTTTACATCTTCAAATCGTTGTTCTATATAACGCATTTCATCATCTAATTCTTTTATCTGCATTATGCAACTGCGATATTTATTTTGTAATTCACGAATATCTGGTAATCCATAATTATTTTTATAACTAATACCAGCTATTTCAGAATTTACTTTATTTCTATCTTTATAAAAATATTCATTTTGTCTTTGTCTTTTTTCTGTTTTTCTTTGATTATATTTTATTTTTTCAAGTACACTTATATCACCGTGAAATATAAATTCATATATATCATTATAATCTACTTTAAATATTTCAGACAATGCTTCAAATATGTGTTCACGAATAACTGAATCACCAATAAAATATTTATCATATAAATACTTGCTATAATCAGAATTTGGCTTATATGATATTATATTAACGCAATCTGACCAAAAATCATTAAATGTAATTTCTTTATAATTTTTTGTACAATAATCCTTTATCCAATACTCTTCACAATTATTATATAAATAATTATATAAAGTAGTTTGCATTGTAACTTTAAAATCAGTAACCATGATATTCACGCCTTTACATCAACTATCATAATCTTCAAACCCATTTGAGTAAAAGTCATATAAATTATCACAATCTGTATAACCACTAATATTATCAGATAAATACAAATCATGTATAGAATATGTATTATCATACCGTCTATTACTATAATGTACTATAAATAAAATATATTCATTATTATTTGTTATAGGTATAGCAAATTCAAAACTATGTCTATCATTTTCTTTATAATACATACACATATCAGTATTAATATTTAGTGCATTACAATATATGCCATATAAAGTATAACAAAAATCATATAAAGACTCTTCCATATACTGTATAGAATTATAATTATTTATAATTCTATTATCTTCTAAATATGATTTTACAGTATTATAAATATTTATAGCTTTTTCACTATAACCACTTGTTTCACTATCATAATCTAAATACTCTTTCAATTTTTTATTTCTTTTATAATTAAAAGATTTATCATATAATGTAATCA